CTCCACTACCACTACCACCTGAAAAAGTTACTGTAGGAGCAGAAGTATAACCAAGTCCACCATCTGTCATAATAACTTCTCTAACAGCACCGATAAGATTAATTGCGGTAATTTGGCCACCAGAAACTGTTGCAGTTGCTTTTGCTGTAGTTCCAATGTATTTTAAAGCAGCTGTTCCATTAGAAACAATTCCAGAGCCATGAGTTGGTGCAGGTAACGCTAAAGTTCCTGGGAGAGTGACTTCATATATGTTATTGTTATGTCTAAATTTCTGTCCTAGCAATACATTAATATTTGCAGCATAAGCTGTTGATGCAAATGGAGGATCTATATCTACAGTCGCAGAAGTATAGCCAGATCCATTTGCGGATAAATTTGCTCCGATAATAAACAGAGGATCTAGTTCTCTACATCCATCACCCTGCACAGAAATATTTGCGTATGTGTATCCTTGTCCACGTTTATCAATTTTAACAGTTTGAATAGCACCACTTGAATAAAATTGTGGACGTAATGCAGTAACAACTGGCATGTATGAGTCAGTTAAAAACTTATTACGCAAAGCGATAGGAATACTATACATGTATTTCCACATATAACCATCTGGCATAATTACTGGATCAACAGTAGTACCGACTGGTTTGTAAGTAGAAATTGCATTGTTATTATTATCTAAACATTTGTATACATTATACTCATCGGTAACAACGTAAAATTTACATTGCTCCATATTTTGTTTACCAGTATAAGATACTGGGAGAACCGCTGTTGCTGCAGCACCCTCACCACCACCTCCAGTAATTGTAACTGTTGGTGTGCTAGTATATCCACGACCTGGATTCGTCATTTCTATTTCAATAACTATACCATTAGCAATATGCGCTACTGCACTTGCTCCACTACCACCACCCCCAGTAATTATAACTGTTGGTGGATCTGCGAATCCATAACCTCCAGAAATTAAATTAATACCATCTAATTCATCACAGTAATGATCATCATACATATCATACACCAACCCACTCTCCCAATTGATTCTTTCTACAACGAACGCTACGTCAGTTGAACGTATTTCTTTCATTGTAATAATTTCATTGCGAGTATCTAAATCATATTTTAAAGAATTTATTGGGTATGGTGGATCTAATTCTTGTGGCCACTGCAACGTCTTACCTAGAAAGTAATAATATTTGGCTGTGCGATTTTGAATCTCATTATAGAGACCTTTCGCAACTGAATTATGTAATCCAGATTTTAATAGTGCTGAAGATGGCATTATTTGATTTCTTTATTAACTTACAGTAATAACCCAAGTGATAGCAATGCTGTCACCTGCTGCTTTATTAACTACAGGGAATGTTGTTCTGCAAAGCATAGTACCAGCTGAGTTTGCATTTAAAATTCCTGCTTCAGTGATAGCTCCAGTACCAGTACCTGCTGGGAATGTTGCTGTTGCAGTTACAGTTGCTCCTGATGCTGAAAAAGATGCTAAAGTTACACGACCAGCTTCTGTACCCAAAACAGTATCACCAACTGCTGGAGTTACTGTTCCAGTACCAATAGCCATATGTGACATAATGGTGGTGCTAGAACTTACCATACGTGAAGCGATATATTGTTTACCAGCTGTAACTACTAAGTTTGGGACGTTTATCACGTCTTTAATTTTACCATCAGAGTTTCTGTGAACAATAGTTAGTTCACCTTTCATTTTTAGATTTTCATTTAAGTCCATTTAAATCTCCTAAGTGTTAAAGGTGGTTGGGTCATTAACATACGATCCTGCGTCGTTCAAAAACCAACCAGCATCTGCGTATGGGTTTAATAATACGAAACCTGTATCTAGAGGAGTCGCTAAGTCGTCTCCCAATCCTGTGTTATTAATATATTTATTAACAGAAATAACATTACTATCTGGTAAAGAAATATATTCTTCTAATCCTTTGATTATATCTTTTGCTGTAATATAATCGATATTAACTGTAACTTCATCTTGAGCAGTTACAGAAAGGTTCTTAATCATCGCTTCTAATTCTAAAGCGATATCAAATTCGTTTCTTATTTCATATTCACCAAAAACAGCCATACCAGCTGGATGTAACAATGTTTTTACCAGAGATTTATACGAATCAAGTCTTTCGTCAATTTTAATTACATACGAAAACGCTTGATAATAACGACTATCCTGAATAAAAATAGCATCGTTCAAGAAACTATCATTAGTAATATAGTATCCTGGATATTTGGCTAGAGCACCAAGATCTATTTTAATAACTGCTGGGTCGTATGGGCTGGAAAACTCACTGGCTCCACCAGAAGATCCAAACTCACGAATAATCTCACCAGCATAAGTTCCATCCATAGCATCAGTTACAGCATAGTCAGATTTATTAATCGTACCATATTCTGTAAAACCATCGGTTCCCTCAGCAATACTTATATTACCACCAATAATTTGTAGAGAACTCCCTCCAGTACCAGTGGCTGATTGACCTAAGTCTGCATAGATAGTAGAAGCAAAGTCTGTAGTGTATCCAGTTCCAAACTTAATAAACTCTGCATCTAAAATTCCACCTTGAGAATTTGTTCTGGTAATTTTCATAATAGAACCAGAACCTTTACCATTTCTAATTGGGTAAAGTTGTCCAACCTTAAAACCAGTTCCAGGTGTTAAAATTTTTAATTTTGATGTAGTCGCTAAAATATCTGCCGTAAAATATACATCTTCAGTTCTATAACGAAGACGATCCCCGATTGAAATATTACCGAAAAATCTACGGTCTACATAAAATTCATATATGTCTTCAGCAATCTCAACTACACGCTCAACTTCAATTTCAATATATTGTCTTCTATCAACTTGAACACGAATAATTTTAGTTGGAGTTATAACATCAATTAATTTACCAACAATTTGATCTGGGTGTCCAGTTGTAACTTTTGCAATAATCGAAACGTCTTGGTTCCATCTACCATCGGAAACACGCATAACTTGTTTAGATGGATAATCAATAGAAACATCTTTATTATATAATAATCTAAACAATAATTTATATGAAGATTCAGAACCCTTGGCAAGATACTGATCTTTAATTTTCTGTAGCAAAAATCTTGGGTCTGTGTTTAATTGCTTAGGTAAATTTAAACCAAGTTCATTTCTAAAGTGTTCTATAAAAGAATCTAATGTTGTATCTAAATCTCTTAGATCTCTAAGATCTGGAGAAGTATTATCTAAAAACTCGTAATACGCTTTTAAAAATGCAACAAAAGTCTGATGATCTTCACGAACAAACTCTGGGAGTTGTGATGAAACCAGCGAAGATAACTTACTTCTTTTTAATTCGTTTGGCATTTTAACTTACTCTATCGCCTGTTACTGTTGCATTTGAGTTGCTAAATGTATAGTTATAACCAGCACGCAAATCGCCAACTGAGGTTTGATCTACAATTGCATTTACAGTTAAATGATCTCTTGCAATTTTTGCAATTTGGGTTAATGCAGAAACTACATCATTTGATTTTGGTTTAATTGTAATTTCCCAATCAATATCTGCTAAAGCAGTTACATGTAAATTTCTAATATCAATTATACCTTTAGCGTGATCGATAGTTCCGATTTGTTCATCAACAATAAATTTTTGTGCGTTTGCAGTATATTTAAATAAACGCACATTGGTTCCATTATCATCAAGATAATGGATTTCATCACTACCTTCAATATAAAATCCTGTAGTTCCTAAAGAACCACCTGGAGCTTCTGAATAATAAATTGGGTTAATTAGGTTTAACAAATATTGGGCTGAAACATTATAACGTGGCGCTATATTTCTTCGTATCAGAACAGTCATAGAATTATTTGTAATTCCCTTTTCTGAAGAATCAATTAGTTTTGAAAGTTTAGAATATCTAAACACACCTTCAAAACTTTGTAAATCTGAATCATCATAATCAAAAATTGTATTGGCTACCAGAGTTTCAATTTCTGGTCCAGTTCTTGTGGTTTCTCTTGGGTTATAATATACATTTACATCTAAAGCGATGTTAATAAATTCTGGATCAACTACCTCAGGAATAACTGAGACAACATTTTTACTTTGTAAAATAGTATTAACCAATTCAGCTTTTTGTAATTGTGTCAACTTTGATGCATCTCTTGGTTTAACACAAACAAATATTTTTCCATAAACAGGAGGATTGTTATCTTCACCACCCCAAACAGAAACTGCTTTAGCATTAGGTAAAGCAGAATAAATTAATGCTCTGTAATCATCTGGAGTAACGCATCTATTTTGCGAAGCATAAGTTCTTGGAGCATTAAATCTAATTGTTTCTATATCTTCTGCTGCAGAACCATCAGCTGCTGGCGATAAACAAGTTACGGAATTAGTTGCGTTAGTAATTAATGTTGCGCCATTATATGAGAACAATCTGGCTCCATTAGGTGCGTCTAAAGAAGAAGCCATATAATCTACGTGGATTATATTACCAGCAGATAATTCTCTACCAATAACGCCATCGCCAAAAGTAATCTCATACAAACCATCATCAATTTCTTTAACAAAAAATACCTTACTATCTGGCTCAGCTGTAGTTATAGATGAAGAATTTGTAAAAGTTTCATACAAATCTGAGTTAGCAGATTCTTGAACTTTAACCTTTAATGTAGATAAATCAATGTTTGGATTTGGGATTACATATTTACCCGATGGAGAATACTCCCATCTAAATGTAAGAGGAGTTCCTTCGATAACTTTTATATTATCAAATGTGTAAGATGTTCCTGATCCTGTAATTGTATAAGAAGTTGTGTTATAAAATGTATATTGAATACCATCAACTGTTGTAACGAATGGGCTATAAGCAGGTAGAGTTAAAGAACTTGGTCCAGTTGCACCTACGTTTACAGTTAAACGAACCAATGCATTTGAGCAAACACAAGAACGTGGAACATATCCAAGCATTTTCGCCAAAGAAACTACACTATTTCTTTTGGAAGCAGAATCCAAGAACATTTCATTAATTGTTAAGTTATTATAAAGAGCATTATAATGTGTGTTGTAAGCAAGAACATCGAGTAAAACTGCCAAGCCAGAACCCTCAAAATCATAGTCCTGAAATTGTTGTTGTCCTTTTAGGAAGTTTTTTAAATTAGACTTAATTTGGTCAAAATCTAATTCTGTTACATTTATTTTTTTATTTGCCATTATCGTGTTCTCTCTAATGCTATCTCAAAACTTATAGGTCTTTCTGTGTTTATAATCTTAAATTCTATTGTGACTCTTATTGCGTTACTATCTTCAGCTACATAAACATCAACATTTAATAATTGCACTCTTGGCTCAAAATTATTGACTAGATCTACAATAGCACGTTTCATAACAACAGCTAACATTGGCGTAGCTGGCTCAAATAATAGACGCTTAATTGGAGACCCAATTTCGCTATGAAAAGGTCTCTCAAAGTTTGATGTTAAAATAAGATTTCTTAGACTGGTTTTAACTGCGTTTTCATCGTATCTTAAGGCGATGTCTTTCGTTACTGGGTGTGCAGTAAAATTTAAGTCTAAATCTGAAAATGTTCTTGTATTGCGTGCCATTTAATTATTTAGTCCTATTCTATAAATGTATTGGTAGAACCTTGTCCTAT